GGGTCGGAGTTGCAGTTCATCGTCTTCGACGAGATGACGCAGTTCCCCGAGACCTCCTACCGATACCTGTTCTCGCGTCTTCGGCGCCTGGGGACCACCATCGTACCGATCAGGATGCGCGCGGCCACGAACCCGGGCGGGGAGGGACACGAGTGGGTCCAGCAGCGGTTCATCATCGAGGCCGGCGAGGATCGCGTGTTCGTGCCGGCGCGACTCGCGGACAATCCGTTCCTCGACCGCGAGGAGTATGCGCTGTCCCTGGCCCAGCTTGATCCCGTGACGCGCGAGCAGCTCCTGAACGGCGACTGGACCGTGCGGCCGAAGGGTCCGATGTTCCAGCGCCAGTGGTTCAAGATCGTGAGCGAGGCGCCCGCGCCGGTTCAGAGCGCCACCGGCCACCGGACGCGCGTGCGGTATTGGGACTTCGCCGCGTCCGCGCCCAGGCCAGGCACGGACCCGGACTGGACCGTAGGAGCCCGCGTGTCGATGCACGACGGCAGATACTACGTCGAGGACATCCGGCGCCTTCGCGGCACGCCCCAGGACGTCGAGAAGCTGGTCAGGCAGACCGCCGAACTGGACGGCTTCGACGTGATGGTCTGCATGGAGCAGGAGCCGGGATCGTCGGGCGTGCAGGTGATGGACCACTTCGCGCGCCACGTCCTGCAAGGGTACACGTTCTACCCGATCCGCACGACCGGCCCGAAGTCCGCTCGCGCCGCTCCCGTCGCCGCCGCTGCCGAGGCCGGCAACGTGCTGCTAGTGCGGGGACCGTGGATCGGCGCGTTCCTCGATGAAGTCGAGGCGTTCCCGATAGGAGCCCACGATGATCAGGTAGATGCCGTTTCGGGCGCGTTCGGCAGGGTGTCGCGGTCATCGGGGACCGTGATACAACTCCAGACGGGCATCATGCGCTGACGGGCGCAGGGAGGAAACCTTCGATGGCTGAAGTCAAGCGAGCGAACGGAAGCGAGGCAGGCGAGGCACAGGCGAGGCTCGGGGAGATCGTCGGACGCGTGACCTGGGAATTGCGGCAGGCGAACGAGCGCCTTCAGATCCAGCGAGACATCTTCATGTCGGCGCTGGCCGTGAGGATGAAGCAGGACGCCGAACGGTGCGGAGACACGATCCTGGGGAGCGCCAGGGACGACGGGACTGCGTGGACCGTGACGACCGAGGAACTATCAGGCGCGGACGGCATCAAGATCGACATCGACGGCGGGCGCATGACGTTCCGGCGCACGCGCCGGCCATCTTCCGGCGTGGTCATCAATGGCTGATAGGAGGTAGGACTGATGCGCACCCGTTCGCTCTGGTACTCGGGCTGGCCGATCCCCGGCAACTGCCACTCGTGCCGCCTGCTCCTGACGGGACACGGACCCCTGGATGGCTTCGTGCGCTGCATGAAGGACTTGATCGGCATCGACACGGAAGACATGCGACCCGGAGACCTCATGGAGTACCGGGCGAAGCCTGAAAGCAGGCGCGTCTTCTGGTGGGTCCGCAGGACCATCGCTCGCCTCGATGATCCCTGTCCGTGCCGCTGCCATCCTATCGACCAGGGGACGCGCGGAAAGATCCGAATGAGGGCCGATCCCTTCGGTTCCATGTCCCCCGGTTGACAATTCCCCCGGCGTACCCCTACACTTGCGACGTGAGCCCTTCGGGGCTGTTCCCTGACTTCTCGTGGAGGAACCCATCATGGCATTCATCGTCAAGGACGCTCTCGACCGTGCGCAGCCCTCGGAACTCGGGGACCTGCTGAAGACGGTCCCGCTCGGGACCACGCTGTCCGACCTCTCGACGCCGACGAGCGAGGCAGTCGCGGTCGCCGCGAACGTCGGGACGCTGGCGTACCTGCCTGCGAGCGTTCTGGCCGTCTACTCGACGGCGGGCTCGGTCGCCAAGAAGGCGATCATCCCGGCGGGCGTCGGCCCCATCGCGGGCGAGGTCGCCGTGAACTACGCGACCGGCGTGCTGACGTTCGCGGCGGCGGACGGCGTGACCGCCTGCGTCGCCGTGTACCACAAGGCGAGCGGCAGGACGGGCCTCGCGACCTCGTGGCCGCAGGACCGCTGACGCCCCGGATCGCGGCCTGCGCAGGGGCGGGAACGGCTCGGGGCACTGCATCTCTAGACGCCTTTCGGAGCCGGGGGAATGCAGCCCTTCCGCTCCCGCGCAGGTCGTGGACCCTTCCTCCCGTTCACGGAGGCCCGCGTGGTGGCAGACCTGGGCCAGAAGATCGGCGGCATCGTCAAGTACGCCATCGAGATTCTCGGTCAACCCCGTCTCCGAGACATGGCCTCGTTCTTCGACGTGAACCGCGCCGTGGGCGAGTCCGAACGCTTCCGTGAACTCGACCTCTACGAAGCCTACTACTGGGGTGCGCAGCACGACGTCAAGACCGTGCTGTGGGACGGCCGAAGCTACATCCGTCCCGTGGACCGGGGCCACGCGTACCGGGGCGGGTATGGCGGGATCAAGCTCGACAACCCGCCGCCGTGGTACATGAGGCGTCCGTACACGCGCTACCAGCTATGCCGCGCCGTGGTCGACCGCTTCACCGGCCTGCTGTGCGGCGAAAAGAAGACGCCGACGCTACGGGCGGTAGACGAGAAGGGCCAGGAGTGGATCGACCACGCGCTGAAGGCGACGGGCTGGTGGAGGAAGTGGGCCCTGGCACGGACTTACGGCGGCGCGATGGGTACGGTCGTGGTCGGCGTGAAGCTGCGCCAGGGACGGCCCGTGGTCGAGGTCCTGAATGCGAAGTGGTGTACGCCTCGATGGAAGGACGATGACCCGGAGACCGGCGAACTCGCCTCGCTGGAGGTGCTCTACAAGCATCCAGTCAGCCAGTGGCTCGATCTTCCTGGCGGCCGGCGCGAGTGGAAGACGCGGGAGCAGTGGTACAGGCGCCTGATCGATACGTCCGTAGACGTGGCGCTGACCGCGCCCATAAGCACGTCGGGCGGCTTGATCGAGTGGACGCAGAAGGGCGAGGCGGTCACGCACGACCTGGGGTTCGTCCCGTTCGTGTGGGTCAAGAATATCGAGAGCCTGGCCGACGATGACGGCGCCCCGGATTGTGACCAGCAGTGGGACAACCTCGACGCCATCGACGCGCTGCTGACCGACGCCTTCCAGGGGACGCACTACAACGCCGATCCCACGCTCGTAATGAAGACGATGCGGGATGCCACCAGGGTCAAGACCGGCAGCAGTTCGACCATCACGCTCGACCCGAACGAGGACGCCTTCCTGCTGGAACTGGCCGGGACCGGAGGCGAAGTCGCGGAGAAGCGGGCGCTGGCGCTGCGGGACATCGTCCTCCAGACGACGCGCTGCGTGCTCGACCAGTCCACCGGCGGCGTGGCGCGGACGGCGACCGAGACGCTGAAGCTGAACGAGGCGATGTACCAGCGGGCCGACGAGTTCCGCGCGCAGTATGGGGACGCGATGGAGCGCGTTTTCGAGATGATGCTGACCATCTGCCGGAAGGCGGGCCAGACCCTTCTCGTTCCGTCCACGCTGGCTGATGTATCGAAGGTTCCGATGCCGGCCGAGGACGACATCGAAGTCGAGTGGCCGCCCTACGTCGAGATGGACCCGCAGACGCAGACCCAGGAGATCCTGAAGTGGGTCGCGGCGCGGGGAGCCAGGCTGTGCACGCAGGAGACGGCGGTACGCGGCGCGGCGCACGCGCTGGGCGTGGGGGACGTGAAGAAGGAACTGGACGACCTGGCTGCTGAAAGCGCGGCCGGGGGGGAAGGATACGAAGGCGCCGACCTGGGCGGCGGTGAAGGACCGCCCGAGGAGACTCCCCCCGAGGAGCGGTAGGCCATGATCATCGCCATCGACCTCGACGGCACCCTGACGACGGACGGAGACGCGCTGGACGAGCCCGGGAAGCTGCGGCCGGGATGCGTGGACGCGCTACGGGCGATGAAGGACGCCGGTCACACGCTGTTCCTCCATTCCGTCCGGTTCGACCAGACGGAGGGGGACGCCGCCGACTACGCGGCACGTCGCGGCAAGGCCGAGGCGTGGCTGAAGCGCCAGGGGATCGCGGACCTGTTCGCCCGCGTGGAGGGGAAGCCCTATGCGGACCTGTACCTCGATGACCGGGCGCTCTGTGTCGGAAACGGCACGGCAGGGAC